ACTGTTTGTTCTACGAATTTCTTTTTAAAGTCTGAAACGCCGTCAATAAAGGCGTAAGTTGCTGTGTTAAACATTTTATATCTCCTATGTGTGTGTTTAAAAGTTAGGTTTTTATGAAGAACCTGTAACTTCATATCTATTTATACAACGTAATGTTATTAAATATTTATATATTTAGATTCTATTAGTTTCGCTGCCAAACTAGTACTGGTTTTAATATCATAGTGAAAATAATCCCTAGCATAATCTATTTGGTCAAACCAAACTACATTTATATTCATTTTGTCAATCAAATCTTTAAAGATTAGTTTATTTTCATCGGGTGTATTTTTTGGTATAAAAGTATGTATAACGGTTGTATTTCTTTTATTGGCTTCGACTAAGTTAATACAATCAATATTATTTTGTATATCGTCTTTGGTTGAACTATCCGAATACCATATTGTCCTTCGCTCATCAACCATTTCACTATCTCTTTCTCTGCGATGAATATATGACCATTGAATGATGATATATTTTGGTTGTATTTCTAATATTTCTATTGTTTTCCGAGAAATCCACATGTTGCTAGCACCATCCATACCAATATTTATGGTTGGAATATTTATTTTGGATGATAATACATAAGGCCATGTATGCTCATACGGTTGCCCCACGCCACTAGTAAAACTATCACCTACGCACCAGCATACATCATCAATTTCAGAGGGCCACTCAGGCCCTCTGAAACCTCTAGAGTTGTATCGATAATCTATCGTATATGGATAATTTAAAAAATGTTTTTTATTAATGCATTTATCAGGGCTATCCATCCCTGTATATCTAGCACGTAGATATTTGAACAATTCTAATTTTAGTTTAGGCAACATCATAGCATATATTTATTATGATATGCCTCTAGTGCTAACATTCTTGCAAGTTCTAATCTACTAGTTATATGATCGGGTAATTCCGTATCATCATCCCACAGATTAGAACTGACTAGTTTTGGACGAGTATAACTACGATGGAAGTCTAAATCAACTAACTTATAATCATCGTCCTCATCTACTTCACTTGCCAGCTGTCTTGGCGTCTGCTTTAGGAGCAGTTGTTGCTGGAGCCGCTTCTGTCTTGGCAGGGGTACTTTTAGTGTCTGCCTTGGGAGCGTCCTTCTTCTTAGCCAACTTCATATCGGCAGCAGGTGCAGCCGTAGTTGGTGCCGTAGCAGCCGAAGCAGGTGTTGCAGTTGCTTTTGCTGGCTCAGCGGCCATTGCTGTTGCTACCGATAATGTAGCGATTAGGGCGATTGCTAATGTTTTCATTTTAAGTTTCCTTTGTGTTAATGAAGTAGATTTTTTGTGTCTACATATATATAACGCGGCAGCTATTGATTCCGTTGACATAAATACATATTATGTTATATATATCTTATCAGGGAATTTACGACGGGCAAAACTATGAAGATGCCAATACTCCAAAACAAATAAACAAAGCACTTGGAAAAGGGTTCAGTTGTTTAATCTATGTTTGGCGTATTGACAATAAACTCTATGTTGGTAACGGACAACCGGTTATTGAAGTAACTGAGAAATACATACAAGGTCCAAGATTCTGGATTAATGCTGTAAACACTGATATGCAAGATTGGATAGCTACTCAATCAAGTACATTGTATCCAAACTATTTTCACTTTGACGCAAGCACTCCACCTCCACCATATGCTACTGCAAGTAATGGTAAATTGATTACCCCGGGCACAGTACCTATCAATACCGATAGTGTTATGTTTTTACCAGAAATAAACGACCGTAGCTTATATACTATGGTTAAAGTAAAAAGCTATGGAATATGTAGTGGATTTTTAACCCTCATCAAGCGTATGCGTAATGAAGGTATTTGGTATTAACCACCGCGCCCAGTACGTCTAACTACACTAGCACCACCGAATCCTTTACTAGGCTTAGGAGCTTTTTGTTCAGCTTTTTTACCAGTCATCATTGGTGCATTTTTCTTTTTAGCTTCGTTAGCTAAGTTAATGAATGGGTTGGGATTTTTCTTTTCTGTCATTTTCTTACCTTTATACTATCTAAGTAACCTATCAAGTTTCCGTATAGTTCAATCAACATAGCAATCTTGCTATCATATAATCGCATATACAGTTTCTTTTTCTTTCCTTCAATCTTATTTACTCCCAGATAATAGGGGCATTTGATTTTTTTATTAATCTCCAGCATATATGCATGTTCACTGATACCCTCTCTAAGTTTAAAATCGCATTCATAATACTCTATCTCTGCCATTCTAAAAATAAAATCACCATACTCGGTTAATCGTAGTCCATCTTGTCTTCCGCTAGACCACAACCGTACCATTAATTTATCCGTATCGGAATCCAAACTAAGATGTTCAGGTAGTTCGGCCAATACGGCTTCGGTTATAATTAGTTTGTGTGACTTACGTTCAGTCATCTGGATAAACTTTATTGCCGTTGTTCATAAACACGACACTAAATTTATCAGTTTTGAATTGTGCGTTTAATTTACGACACAGATTTCTAGCGTGACCAGGATTACTGAAGCTAGTTTTTTTATATTTTGGAGTTGCATCAGGATCTTGATAATGCTGACTTTTCAGATTGATAGGTTGACCATCATAAAATACTGCCCAAATGCCGGCAGCTTCTACAATCTGATCGCATTTATATGTGTTCTTGTCTACTAGTTCTAGTAAGACATTGGGTTGTGTTCTACTCATTTACCATTTACCGCCGTTAATTTCTAATTGTATAACAGCATCGTCCTTAGTTACATCTGTATTAAGTAACTCATAATTGTCTGCTAATAATTTTGCAATCTCATCACGCAACATTTTAGCCTCTTCTAACGGCAATACTACATTAGTACCCCGTGTGGCTGAAACCTTGTCAATGAAACGCTTTATGATAATCATAGACTATTTATCAATAATTCAGCTTCATCTTTAGTTTTAAACGGACCTTGATACTCATAACGCTGAATAAAGATGTATTTAGGACAAAAAATCACTTTATCTTCACTACCTTGCTTAAATGTGTACCATCCTGCGGCATAATAACACTTGCTTTTAGTAGTTTTAGTGAATAGATGAAGCCTTCGTTTAATATCTAACACCGAATTATGTACCTTAGTTGTTGTAGGATACTCACTAAATGGTACTTCTTTCTTTTCACTACTGAATTTACTAAAGTTTAAAAATTCAATATGTGCCATTTTTTGAATAGCTTTTGTGTTCTTATAGTAAGTTTTATTACCATTCAATTTAACTTCAAAGCCGGACCCATCAGCAAGTACATTACCAACTTTTTCTGTACCATCAGTTACAATCCAAAATTGATTTTTAACTACGGGTTTTGCAATTAATGTTTTATTAGTCATTTTTTTCTTTTCTTTGTTCCAGGTTCATCGTCAAAATTTGTTAAACGTGTTACACCTTTATGTTTACATATTAACACATTTGTATATCTATTGTCAACCTTTAAAGGTAAATCCAAATGAATATGTAATTCAGGACCTCGTAATTCACTGATTACCGTATCATTACCCACACTACCTATCCAACGTATTTTACCGTACATGCCGGTTACTCTAGCCATAAATTCATATTTAGGCTTATATCTGTTTTGTTCAAAATATTCAGCTAGACTTGCCATTTTTTAAATCCATAATAGGTTTAATGTTGTTATCATATATGTTAGCCATTGTATTATATAATCCCTTACGTTCTGCTTCTGTCATGCCCTTAATCCAGGGAGGACCTTTAGGGTCCTTATCTAATCCATAATCATTTCTATATGTATAACACATATCAGTAATGACTTCTTCCCGTGATTTCATTATAGTTGAAACTTTTTCAAGTACTCTTTTGCTAGTGAATATTCTTCCACTATAGGCTCATCTAGCATCTTACGATATTCTACAATGATTTCCATAGCATATGATTTATCTTCATCTTCTAAAGATTCCCACCACACTGCTAATTCATCTGGTGTTTTGTTTAAAATGTATTGTAGGTTGTGGTAATCTCTATTCATGTTATTCTCCTAGCACTTCCCAAACGTATTCTGATTCTTTCATGTATGCTACAGGCTGTAGCCAACCATTTTTTATAGCTTCCATAATCATTAATTTATATTGTCTTGGGCAGTCATTACTAATCTCAAACCCAGCACGTGGCGCCATATAAAATCCGTTATCAATACAAAAGTTAGGATCACTTTCACGTATTATTTTAATTCTTTTTTCGGGTTTTGTAAAGGTCATACTAAACTACCTTTATAAGAACTGTTCAACCACTTAGCATAAGTCTCAGCTTGGTCACTAATTTTAGTCAACTCATACTTACCACAAAATCGCATAAAATGTATGCCCACTTGAGGTGTAGTAGATACACGTACACTCTCTTTAATACGTTGGTCAACTAAGTCTTTAATCTCTTGTGGTTGTGCGGTTAAATCAATCAATACACGATTACGTTCATAGTCATCTTTCACCCTGTGTTCAACTTCATTGTGGTCTACCCAACGTTGCAACATCATGTTATTCCAATTAAAGCCTTGCTTATGTCTATCAGCATAAGCCTCAGTCAATCCAACTTTGTTCTTAGTACCTTTCTCACGTACACCGGGATAAGCACTGAACACATTGTCACTACTATCACCACGCATACATTTCATAAATAAATGCCATTGTGGGTCACCGAGCAGTTTGGGTTCTTTAGTTTTCTTGTCTACAATCAATCTACCCTTGTCATCATGGTATCCTTCGAGGGTGATGAATTGATTTGATACCCCATTGTATTGGTGCACGTTGTCACTAATAAGTTGAACGTAATCAGTATCAGAACTAATAATGTAATGCGTGTCATTTGGGTGTAAGTGAACAAAACGGGCAATCATATCATCAGCTTCAGCCCGTTCGTGTCTAAGTACTGATACGTTTGTTTTTTCTTTTAGAAATGTAGTGAATTTCTCATATGTATCCCAAAACATTTCATTTTCTTCACGTTCTGCTTCGGTCTGTGATAGAGCATCAACCACACGATTTTTCTTGTAAGGCTCATAATGATCCTTACGCCAGCTACGGCCTTCTAAGCAGAATACAACGTGATCGGCTCCGAACTTGCGTACAACTTGATTGACTGATGCAAGTGTAAGATGTAGTGCCATTCCAATCTTCTCCCAA